TTTGTATTTTTTCATTATTAATCTTTGTAATATAAGTGGCCGTATTTCTGCTCAACATAAACTGTTGTCCAAGTGCCGACCATGTCGTCAAAGTAACCTAGCTTTTCTTGAATCTCTCTAGCTTCAGACCAAGTTTTTGGCTGTTTTTTTGCTAACTTTTCCCATAAATTATATTTTTTGACTAACTCTGCTTTTTCTTTCCATGAATCTTTTAGACTTGTATGTCCTAATTCAACCATATAATTAATACATTCCATTTCATACTCTCTATAAAAATCTTTTTGAGTGTTGAGTATGTAGTGATGCAATAACAAATAATGATCTGTGTTGTTCCAATCAACTCTTTCACAACCGCCATTACCTTCTTGGTCTACAGCAGCTAAACAAGTCTTACCTTGTCTAAGTTCACAGTTGTATGAAATCCAGCCGTTTCTTGAAAGTCTTGTATAAACTTTTGAAACTGTGACTCGGCCAGTTTTTGTCTTTGTTGCAGTGGTCATTTTATTTAGCTCCTAGTTTAGTAACGCCAACGATTGCAACATCAAGATCAAGAACCTTAACACCGTGATCGCCTTCTAAATCCATGGCTAAATCTTGAGCCAAATAATCACTACCGTTAATCTCAATAGCGGTAATGTTCCAACCAAACATATCGTCTAAAGCCTTTGCACCTTTTTCAGTAACAGCGGCAAAACGTATTTTGTCGTTTTCTTTTTGATACTTTCTAGTAATATCGAAAGTTTGTGTTTGAGTGATTTTCATTGAAACCTCGCGAATGTGACCCGCCTCCGGGTATGAATCAATTATGAACTAATATCAGAAATAACGCAACCCTGAACATCTGTAACATTGAGTTTTATTATAATATTCTAACTTTATCTTATAGATGTTTACAAATGGCTAAGAATGATTCATAATAGAGGTATGGGAGAGATTCCCTTTACCACTCGCCCTTTTCCCGGTCATGAAAATTACTTTCGACTTTAACGAAGAACAGCTAGAAAACCTTGAGGACATACTCTTTGAGGCAAAACACAATCTACCTGATGATGAAGAAGAGTTCCAAGAGGCTCACGAAGATAGCCCAGTTGGTACTATCCGCGAGGCACTTCTTCAGATCGCTGCACAAAAAACAACTGGGGCGGTTTAAAGATGTCTAAGAATGTTACCACCTACGAATGTGAGCAAGGCACACTTTTAAAGTCTTACGACACATTTGTTGCTTTGAAAAGCAAAGATAGAGAAACAGACATGGTCACAATGAAGTGGCATAGCAGAACAACCAGCCGTCACATCAACGAGTTTTTGGGCGGTAAAGAATATACAAACGATGCTGCAAAGGTTTCACAATCTTTGTTAGATGACATGGGTAAATTTATTGAGGCTTACAACAATGGCTAAATCAGAACAGCAAACACTTTGGGAAAAAAGAGAAGCATTTGTTAATGCTGATCGTGAGTACAAGCAGCTTTGCGATAAAGTTGCTTCTATTCATAAAAATATAGATGCTACAAAAACTGCTGGCCGCGGTGCATTGCAAAATATAAAAAGATTTCTTTTGCTAGAAGAACTAGCTACCAAGCAATCTTATAAATTTGAAGATGTTAGCGGCGATACTTCCGCAGAGCTAGAAGAACTAACAATGAACTGCAACGAGTGTTGGTTTTACGAGTTTAATAGCGCCTCTAATTTCGCACTTGAACAGGCTTTGGAGTATTCACAAGTACCCGCAGAAATGTTCAAAAAAATTAGAAAGTACGAGGGAGACTTAAGGATTGCCACCCAGTACAAAGATGATCTTAGAAAACGTCTAATGGAATCATTCGATCTTGCATTAAAAGAATCAAATCAAAATCACAAAAAGGAGGAAACCAAGTGAGAAATTTATTTCTGATGATTGCTATGTCTGGTTTGTTTTATACAACCCTTTCTGGCACTTTATACGACATGACAGTTGCAGATTGCAACGCTGGTATCGCCGCAGCTTGTAAGGAGATTGCCAGATGAAATTTGACAAAATTGATCCAGCAAATAAGAAAGAATGCCTTTTCCAAGCCTTCTATCTTTTGTTTGGTTGCCCTTCAGCCAAGCATCAAGAAGAAGTTGGTCAAATGCTTTGCCTGTTGCTTATGGATTCAGAAATAACTGAAACTGATGCACAAAATGCTTGTTCTAGGGCTATAGAGGCGCACATAAAGGAAAAACAGTTGGAGGCAACTTTCAATGGCTGATAAAACAATGGACGTTAAAGTAGGCGATCTTATCGGTAGAACCTGTATCAGAGATTGTGACCAAGAACACTTTGTTTTTTGCGGAATGATGCCGCTAAAAGGGGAAAAAATACCTCGGATAATTCTTATGAGAAAGCTACCGGGGGAACTTTCCCCAGCAATTTTTGTTGATTGGAACAGCTTCGGGGAAAATTATATTATTTCCACCGAGATACCAAAGGTAAAAGTTGCCTATAAAACAGCGAGAAGAAATGTATAACTCATTTTGTCTTTCGCTACTGGTCATTGCAGCTTACTTAAATTTGTACTTGACCATAAAAAAAACCCGCAGAGGCCACCCCTGACCTTTGCGAGTTCTAACTCCAAGCCGCACCACAACGGCACTTCTATTCTAACCATGAATACAAACGAACAGTTAAAAACATTAGAAACAGCCATATTGCATGGCGGTGGTTTCTACAGCAAACTTGCTCATGCTGCACTTTCAGCAGACCCAGATAATCGCGCTTTGATTTTCAAAACTTGGCCTCAGCTAGAAACCGTTTACGGTCCACTCGGGCCGTTTCAACATAGTACCCCAGACTTGAGGTTAATTAAATGATTATCCATGAAGTAAAACCAGTTTCAGTTGATTTTGCTAGTTATCAGGCAGACCCAGCTTACAGCGCGTCTGACTTGAAACTACTGCTATCACAATGTCCAAAGGCTTTATGGCATAGCAAACATAATGAACTTGCACCGCCAAAGCTACCAACACCAGCAATGAAACTGGGTAGCATGATTCACAAAAAAGTATTAGAGCCAGACGACTTTGACAAAGAGTACATTGTACTTGAGGAAAAGCGTACTAAAGAGGGCAAAAAACTTGCCCTTGAATATGAGCAAAAAGGCTTGACTACTTACACCCCGGCGGACGCAAAAGTTATTGACAATATGACTTTAGCAATCTGCCAGCACCCAGAAGCTCACGCACTTTTAGATAAAGGTCAATCTGAGCAATCTTTCTGGTGGGCGCATAGCTCAACAGGTCTTGATTGTAAATGTCGTTGCGACAAAATTCACAACGATATAATAGTTGATCTTAAAACTTGTGGCGAGGGCGGCGCATCGCCAAAGGCTTTTACATCTTCAATTTTGAAGTTCATGTATCATGTCCAAGCCGCGCATTATTTACAAGGTACTGGGGCTGATCGCTTCATCTTTGTAGCAATAGAAAAAGTATTTCCTTACAACATAGGAATATACGAATTAGACAACGACTTTATTGATTTAGGTTATGAACTCCAAGAACAGGCGCTTCTTAAAATATCTGAAGCAACTAAAACTGGACTCTGGCGAGGATACACCGATGAGTGTACCAGCGGAATCCAAACCCTTTGCCCACCCCACTGGCTCCTCAATAATGACTAAAGAACAATTTAAGGTCATGCAGATGACCCCAGAAAAGGCCAAACAAATACTTGTGGCCAAAAATAGAAACAACCGCGGCATCAAAGCATCAAACCTTAAACGATTGACCACAGCCATTGAAAACGGCGAGTGGAGATTAACTAACCAAGGAATCGCATTTGATGACCAAGGCAATCTAATAGACGGTCAACATAGATTGGCAGCCATTTTACAGACAGGTAAAACAGTTCCTATTCTGGTTGGAACCAATATGGACCCCAGAATATTTGATTGTGTAGACACCGGGACTGCTAGAACCGCTGGGGATGGCATAGATATTGCTGGAAGTAACCACGGAAAAACTATTGCAGCAGCAATCAAGATTTATTATTTGTACAATAACTGGCCAAAGCGTGCATGGTCTAGCACCGTTGCACCGACTTCAGCCCAGATATTAAAAATTTACGAATCAAAAAAAGACACAATGGAGGCGGTTTACTCCGTTATTGCCAAAAAACATAAAAACTACAAATGTTTTCCTAAAAGTATTGGCTTGTGTTTTACATTGATTTGTTTAGATGCTGGCTGGTCAGACATACAAATGTATGAGTTTTGGGACGCGGTAACGCTAGGTGCAAATTTACAAGCAGATAGCGCGGTACTTTCTTTCAGAAACCAGTTAAGCAATGTTGAATATCGCAAACGCGGTTGGTTTTCACAAAGATTTATTCTCAACGCTTTCATTGTGTGTTTTAACAAGCACGTTCAAAACATTCCTACCATCAGGTTTATAGCGCCAAGACCTGATACAAATATGTACAAGGTAGAAAAACCAGCGCAAAAAGAAACATCAATCTTGGAGGTTATTAAAGCATCGTGAAAAAACCAAATTTAAAAGGCGTTATACAGCCCGAGGACGTCTACAAAAAAGGAAAATACAGTTATGTCTCATGGGCTAGAACTTCTGAATATCTTAATGAACTCGCACCGGGGTGGGACTTTCATCTTGAATTACCACCAACTGTTGAGTCAACTGGGGTTGTTTGGCCAGCCCCAAACGGCTCAGGTTATCTTATGGGATATTTCACAGACCCAGAGGGTAAGAAAGGTGCTGTTTATCCTTATTCAATTATGGATAACAGAAACGAACCAATACAACTTGCAAAGATTTCAGCAAGGGACGTTACAGACTCACACCGCCGCGGTTTTTGTTTTTGTGCAGCCAAAGAATTTAATCTAGGCTCAGAACTTTGGACAGGTAATGAAATTATCAAGGCTAAAGATTCAGCACCCACAAAACGTGGTGGCGCAGAACCCAAACAAAACATAGCCGTACTTGCTCGTGATGCTATTGTGAAATCAACGTCTGACCAACAATTAGACCAACATTTTAATACGCTTGCATCAAGGCTAAGTGAAGGGAAAATCAGCCAAGATCAATATAATAAACTTATAGACCTTATCAAAGCTAGGAGGAAAGCATTAACAGCATGAACACCACCGAGACTCAATTTCTAACCACCGAGCAAGTAGCGGAAAGATATGGGCTAAGTCCCGCCACTATCAAAGATTGGAGGGCAAAAAAATTTGGTCCACCCTACTACACACTTGAAAGATATGCGGTATCGTGGGGTTCCCCTCGCGTACGCTATGACCTTCACAAACTTCTCGCATGGGAAGAAGCAAACAACATCACCCCGATTCAAAGTTTTTAAAAATTATGTCTAACTCCGCTTTCAACTTTCGTTTCCGCGTAGTCGGTAACAACAGCGCCAATCCAAACGCGCCAGAAAAAAACCTTATTATTGATTGTCCAGTAGAAGAGGCAAAAAAATGTGCTATGTGGCTTATGCAACAAGTCGATAAGGTAGATGAAAAAGATTCAACAATCAGGATATATACTGATAAAAAAACTTATGACGAGGTTCCCGGATTTTCTATCTGGGGCGGTATGTGGGGCAACTCTGGTAGGATTCAACCTCTAGATGAAGATAATGCCCCTAAAAAGCAATCTCGGTACACTGAGGACAAATCTGAAATACCTTTCTAATGATAGAGCCAGTTTTTCCAAGCAATCCTTACGAGGGTCAAATCTTTTACCACCCTGAAGCTGAAAAAACTTATGAGTGTGTTTTCAGAGATCCTTTAGATCGCATGATTAATAGGCAAATGAAACATTATGTTTGGTGCGACATTACCGAGGATTATTAGTGTTTACCAAACAAAATATATTTAAAGCGCTTCAGTAGAGGCGCTTTTTTTTTTATGTGTCGGCGGCCTTCGTAATGTACAAGCATTTCTTGTTGGCAACACATTATTTCCAAGGCACTTGCAATAAAGTCAGATTGTTTTGCATTTGACCGTAAAAGTTCCTCGGCCATTTTTTTTAATTCATCAATATTTTTTGATGATTGTATGTCTTTAACAAGGCTTTCAATATAGAATTGTCGTTCTAAACTTGGGCTGGACGTTAAGACGTTTATTAAATTTTTCATTGTTCTTTAGGCCATAAATTAACCTCGATATATTCAACGATCTTGTCATCTATGGTATTGTCTGTAGATTTAACCAAGGCTTTCAAAAGGTCAAGAATTAACTTTTTTACTGCATTTGTTTTGCAGAAAGTTAGTAGTATTGGTTTTAAAATACGAATCATGGTAATAAAGGCAGTACTTCCCAAACATATCGCTTTTTGCTAGATTTAGCCCATACCTCGCAAAACAATGGAAGAACAGGAAGAGAAACAAGGGTTAGGATTTATTGGCAACGCGGTACAGCTTGTCATACTTGGGTGGGCCTTAGCAGTTATTTCATATTCGTATTTTGGTAACTCAAACAGGCAAATTGATACCACCTTTGCCGCCGGGCTGCTAAGTGCTGTTATGTCCAACTATGGCCTGAATGTCAAAAAGGCTACGGACAAAAAGAAACTTAATGGTAATGTTAAGATAGTTGACAATTCTGACTCCAAAGTAGGGGTGTCAAAAAAATGAAAAAAACTCTAGCAATCTTTTTATTATTTTTTCCTTCAGCGGCCTTTGCTGATATGACCTCAACAATTACCAGTTCGGTAAAAGTAGAAGTTATGAGCGCAGCAACAGCGGCTGATCGTGTAGGAAATAGTTATTCTGTTTCTGGTACTGGTGTTAATACAACTGACGGCACTACCGCGGGAACTTTGGGCGGTCTTGGTTCTACAACCAACGGCGTAAACGCATACACTTCAGTTACGGCAAGTCAGCTGACCAACGGCGAAAGTTTTCAATACACAGTTTCATATCTAGAGGGGGACGCTGTACCTACCTCAGCGCCAACCACAGGGGCTGTTTCTAACTTTTCTGACCTAACATCTACAGCAGCCGGGGCAATAGGCTCAGGGGGTGCAACAATAGATAATCACGTAATAACGGTTAGTGGTGGCGATCCCGGTTCTACAATTACTGGTCAATATGTAACTACTTTGAGTGTTGATTAATGACCAATGAAAAAGTTTTGGTTGTTAATATTTTTTTATGTTTTACCCGCGTATAGTCAGCCAGTTGTCCCCAACTTCGTTACCGGGACTATGTCAAGCACCACGAATACAACTACAAGCATCACAGAAACCATTACATCAAAGGATTATAAAACTGGTTACGAATACACAGTATCGGGTACAGGAATCACAAATTCTGGCGGGAATATGTCGCCAAATGCCACAACGGTTAATGGTTCTTCGGGCGGGGTAACTTATACATGGACAGGCGCAGATTTAACAACAAAACCGAACTGGACTCTAACAGATACGACCTCTGGGGCGGCCTTTCAGTTACCATGGACCCGGTCTACAAAACGTCACTACAATTACCAGACAGATAGAATCAGAAAGCGTTGTTACAAGTACCTCTGTGTTCTCGCAGTAGCCCTAAATCCTAGTTCTGTTTTGGCAAATGCAGTTAGCCAAAGCAATAATGGCTCGGTCACGAATCAGGCAATACAAATGAACCAAGGCAATGTAATAACCAATCATTATGGTGGTGGGATTATTTGTCAGGGGCCACAACTTGCAATTTCTCCTTTTTCTACTTTCGGGGTAAATTATAGAAAACCTTTCAACCACACTTACGACACGCCAGTTTATGACCCAACTGATTTAGTAGGAGATTTTGACGATAATGGCAACGCTATTGGGGACGGCACGCCAGATAACCCCGGTAAAATTTTGTATTATCAACAAAATTACTCAGGTACAAACAAAGACAGTTATGCACTTAATACAGGAATCAGCCTAACTTTCACAATCCCATTAGACAGGCAGCTACAAAAAGAATGTAAAAACGCCGCCAAAACTCAGGTGGCAATACAAGAACAGGTACTTAAGAACAAACAGCTTGATTGGAATATAGCCCGCATAAAAGAATGTGGAAAATTAAAACAGGAGGGTATATTAATAGCAAAGGACAGCGTATTTTTTAATATTTGCAAAGATGTTTATTTAGTACCGAAAGCTAATCAGGTATTACCACACACCCACGAAATCAAAATTAAGAGCAACTGACGCTCCAACAGAGCAGTGACCGATTTAACGATTTGATAATGGGTCTGGTTGCTACAGACAAGCTACGGGTGTCCACTTGTCTAAAAAGCAAAGGATCATCTTCGGTCAGAGGTTGAACTAACGCCAACTTGCCTACAGCTTCCTTTACTTAATAATTATTCTAAATCTTTTTTCTTTTTGGTCAATTTTTTTACAAGATTTTTAACCAGAGGCTTCACGAGGTTAAGTAATAATGGACTACTGGCAGCGACCAAGCCAATAACAGCAGTAGATACAATAACAGAAATTTCCGGAATGAATTGATCTTTGAAAGGGACTTGTTCATACAAAGTTATGCACTCTATCCCATCATCGCCCCTTTTATGGCCAATTACCCTTTCTAGCCTCGATTCGTTGCGAAAGTCTTTAATTCTCTGATCTTTCGGACCGGGGCAATCTGGTATAACAATCTTTTCTTTTTCTTTTTTTGGTATTTCTGGCTGTTTTTGCTCTGGTGGTTTAGGCGTATCTGTCTTAATTTTTTCTTCTTTTTTTTCTTCTACAATGGTAAGTTCTCGAGGGTTGTAATCAATCGGCTTATAAGATGGCAACTCTCCAGTTGGACAACTAAAGTAAGCGCCTCTGGGGTCATCTTCAATTATCGCTGTGTTTTTTACTGAACTATCTCTGTGTGTTTTAACACACCCCGGTAAATTTATGTTTGGCAAAGGTACATTAAGTACTTGATATGGATTACTTTCTATTGTTGTTATTGTAGGTAGTTGGATAGTTTTGATTTGTGGTATAACAATCTCAGGAACTTCCATCTATTTTGTAGGCAATGGAAATGGTGCTGTAGTTTTTGGAATGGTGTTTTCTAAAACTTTTGGCATTAATCCTTGTACGTTACCTAATATTTCATTCATAACCCTAGTTTTAAACTGTTCTGATGTTACATACCTGTAACCGAAATAGGCTGTACCACTCATGGAAGCTACCATTATGAAAGAAACAATACTTAGAGCGTTTGCAATTTTCTGAAACATGATTAAAGAAATTTTGGCTAAATTGGCTATGCCTTTGACTTTGATGACACTTTTTCTGATTCTTGGGCTAATGCCTTTGTATCTGATGGCTGGGCTATTCCGGGTTCAGTTTCAAGAATCTGCTGCTCCAAAATCTTCATCGCACCGCTAACCTCATACAAAGCAACAGTTAAATTTTGCCTTTCAATAGCAAGTTGTTGTAGTTTTTCTTTTAGGTTCATAATTTAAGAATAAATAGCCTTACCTGTAGTTATAGCAGCATCTATAGCTGTAAAACTTT